TTTCATGGAGTTTGGTAGGTACCTCCTTTGGTGAAAGTCCATAAACAAACCTACCCCAAGCTGGCGAAGGATAATGGTATAAACTCTTCCTGCTAAATAGGACAGATGCCAGGTGACAATATTTGCTTGAATATTGCCCGAAAAGACAATATTTGAAATTAGAATATTAGAGTCCAAACCCAAGTGTCAGTACACTACTGGGGCTGTCCCGCAAAGCTTAACAAAAGTCGTGGGCTGAAACCCCACGCAGGGGATTTGACCGTTGCCCATAAAAATTAACGGTCACCATGCGGATGGTAGGCGTGGTCGCCTAGGAGGGTTCATACCCCTTTAATGAGGTTTCGATTACCTTGTCCGCTACCAGAAGTTGTTGTAATGGTCAACTTCAAAATAATTTTCACATGGAGTTTGGTAGTATGCTCCTTTGGTGAGAGTCCATAAATAAAAACTACCCCAAACGTTGCTGTAGTAAAGCTCGTGGGTTTCAGCAGATTCCCATCAAAAATCGCTACCAAGAGGAATAGTGAAATAGCATCACGGCTGTCTCCAAAACAGCAGTCCTGGGAGCGTTACCTAGTTCCTCTGCCACTCTCCATGGTGTAATAGATAGCATAAGAGATTTCTACTCTCTTGGCAAAGGTGCAAATCCTTTTGGAGAGTCCAATGTGTACATGTGCATATTGTTTTCTTAGCATATGGATTTTATGGCTGATATTAGTGTGCATTTGTTGTAAGCACAATAAATATTGGTAGTCCGAAAGACTACTCTTTTTTTATATTTAAGTATAAAAACTTAAATTCCAGCCTTCAAAGCTTTGACAGTGAAGCAGGGGTTTTGTAAACCTCAGAACTCTGTGCAAGTCCGAGTGAAGGCTCCAAGAATAAAACGTGGTTTCTCCTGCCCCAAAACAAGGAGAACATAAATGAACAAAGAAGCATCAAAAAAGGCTTTTCGAGAAGCCGAGAAAGAACTCGAAGAAAAACAAGTAGAAGAATTAAAAAGAGTTATCAAGAGTACTTTACTGAAGATTAAAGATTTGGATATAAAGATTGATGAGTTGCAGGAAGAGAAGAAAATCCTGAAACTTGATATTGAAGATTTCAAAGAAGGTCGTTTGGACAGAATTGAAGAACGCCAAAAGAAAGATGAAAAGGCACAACGCATTTCTGTTGTCAAAGTCGTTAAAGTTAAAGAAGTTCATCACCATCATGACAGATGGTACTCTCCTTACCAGATAACTTGGGCAATCCCTTACAATCCTTTTGATAATACTGTTTACTGTGGTGCAGGAAGTTCACAGACGTTTGGTTCTACTTCCGGCAATTCTAGTGCAGACATCAGCTTTGGTGGGTCAAGTTTTACACTAAACAACTCACTCGCACACAATAACGTGGCGGGTACTTATCTAGTATCGAACAAAACAGTTCATCTAAGATAAAATAACGGGGCAGGAGAAATTATGATAGAAAGAGTAACTCCAGAAGAACTGGACGATTTGGAGTGCCTTTATAATGCTATTGCCCTTTCCGAAAGTGTTTTTAGTGATTTTGACAATTTAGGAGCGATGGAAGATGATAAACTGAGTAATATCCGTTTAGGTCAGTTCCCTTTGCTCTCCCATGAATATATGATAGACGATGACCCAGAACTTTCTGAGAAGGAGAATTTCCAACTCTTAAAGGGTGCAGGAGACTTATACTGCTTGGGAGGTCGTCTTTTTGGTAAAACCCTTTTAGTAGAAAAAGTAGATTTAATGATGACCATGTTGTTATGCGAAAACATAACAGTTGGTTTCAGCTCGTATGACGCCATCCACATTCGTGGTGTTCTCGAAGACGTTATTAACGGTCTAGAACATCATCCAATGTTCCGGATTCTTAAACCACAAATTAACAGAAGTCCTAGCTATCGTTTGGCCGTCCCAGGTGTTACGGTAGAAGGTGTTAATATGAACATTACTGGAAAGAAGCCCGGTGCACAATTTTTCCAAAAGCATTTTCATAAATTGTACATGGAAGAAGCTTCCTTTGAAACTGAACAAGTTTATAGACAGCGACGAGATTCTGTATCTGAAAACGGTTGTATCTTTCGTATCGCTGGTATGACCAACTTTACTAAATACTCTCCTTGTGGTAAAAGTTTTTATGACTTGGCAAAGAGAGCTTGGGTTTTAAATTTACCTCAGTATGTTAATCCAAAATGGGATTATCGTGAGAAAGAGAAAGCTATTAAAGATTTCGGCGGAGAGCAGAGTATGGGCTTCCGCATTTTTATTAGAGGAGAGATAGTTGAAGAAGGAGTTTCTGTTTTTGACATGGAACGTGTTAGAAAGAATTATAAAGACAAGAGACAAACTAAATGTTTTGAAGTTACAAAAGAAACTCTTCCTTTTTTAAAAGAAATAATTATTGTAGAAAGACCTAAGAACGCAGATGAGTGTTGGATATTTGCTGACATTGGAGAATCTGCTCCAACTGAAATAGGTATTATCTTTACTGTAAATTATAAGTATAGATATGAATACAATATAACTTTATATGGATTAACTGATAAAGAACAAAAAACAGTATTTCAATGGCTAGGCGAAATATTAAAAGCGAATTACATTGCTCTTGATACTACAGACGGTACAGGTAGAGCAATTTTTAGAGGTCTTGAAGAAGTATTTCCAAAAGAGAATTTGGTTTGGGTTGCATTTAATGAAAAGATTGCAGTAGGATTTGAAAAGGATGACAATGATAGAGTAGTACTTAAAAACGGTACTCCAGTTCATATAGAAGAATATGTTTCGGAATGGTCTGTTAAACATCTAAAAGATTTACTCTACGCTGAACGAATGGAGATACCATTAGACTACAAGTTCGATATGCAATTCAACTCTGTAATCGCAATGCAATCTGGTATGAGGATAGTATATAGTTGTGTTGCTCAAGAGAATCACTTATTTCAAGCCTTCCAAGTGTTCTCCATTGCTCAATGGTGTAACGAATTCTTTGGACAAAAACCAATCAATACAAAAACATTCGCTAAGTCTGGTGTATAATAGGAGATAAATATGGCATACGAAATTAAAGGAAAAAACCAGTCGTTACAATGGTTGTCAGATATGATGGCTTTGTTTCAAGCAGAGACCATTAAGACGCCAGGAACTTATCGAGAAAGGGTTTTATCTACAAAAAACATATTAAAAGAAGATACTTCGGGTTTAGTTAATACCATGTTAGATTTTGCTATTAACTGTGCTATGGTTGAATATAAAATAGAGACTAGTAATCCAAACTTATCTGAAACATTGAATAAATGGTTAGATAATATTAATTCCAGTCTTAGAGGAAAAATACCGACAGGTCTTAATGCTTTAGCTAAAGAATACTATAGAGAGAGATGGAAAGGTTCTTCTCAGATGTTAATGAGAACGTTTTGGGAAACGCAAGACGAATTAGAACTACCAACTACTCTCTTTTTTCTTGATGGTGAGGATGTTAAGTGTAAAGTTAATAATAAAGATGGTGTTGTCATGTTAGGTGAAGAGAAATATGCTATTCGTGTTGATGACCATGAGAAGAATGATATTCCTTTACCAAAACTACCAAATGAACTTATTTTTGTTCAGAAACCATATGACTCATGGAGTACAAGAGAACCAGTACCTTTTCTTATCCGTAAAGGTGTTTATCACAATCTAAAGTTCTTACAGCTCATGTCAAGTAAAGGTGAGTATATTGTTGGAAAAGCTTTAGAGTATTTATTTATTATGAAAAAAGGAACAGAGAGAATGGCACTCGAAGGTCGTGCTGAAATGGTTTATGATGAAAATGATTTGAAACAAATTAGTACAGAATTGAAGAATTTACTGGCCCAAAAGAAGAACGAAGGTGGAGCGGCCACTTACACTACAAACTTCGATACTGACATTTCCGAGTACATACCTGATTATAAGAAAGCTTTAGATACTGCTTTATTTGAACCAGCCGAAAGACGTATACTTGCTGGTATTGGTATGATTGATATTGTTCAAGGTTTAGCTTCTACTCGTCGAGAATCAACATTAAATCCAAAACCTTTCATGGTTGAAGTTAATCAGGGAATTTCTGATTTCTCAGCCATGCTTACTGATATTCTTAATACTATTGTAGAGAAGAAC